CCAAAAATCATTTTTATGGCGTGTTTGATAGTGTCTGGTACCGCTGCCGCGTTGGCGTAGCCTGCCACAAACTCAATCGTCACGGCATTAGGCATTAACTGTATGGCTGGCCATGTTTTTTCGTACGCGGGGACGATTCGTCCCGGCTCGCTTTGGTTGTCAACGACATAGTCGGCTGATGGCAGAGTAGTGAGTACGCCATCAACATCGAGATATTTGAGGCTTGTCACTGATATGAGCGGTGGCACGGGCACATCAATGATGCCGCCGCGGGGGAATTGGTCTAGGGTCAAAACCCACGTCTGCGGCATTAGGGCGCGTTGTGTCGCGACCTCAGCGGCGCGGGTGGCAGCCAGATTAAGCGCGGCGACATCGGCGTCCTCGCTGCCGTCGGTGATGCGGGCGTGAGATTTGAGCGCCGCATCTGTGACGGGTGTAGCGATTGCAGCCGTTTTTAACCTCAGCGCCATACGTTCCCCCTAGTGCTCTATTTTTTTGCCTTGACGGGGCCTTGCCGCGCTTCTGCGGACGTTTTTTGTACCCAAGCTTGCGCCGCCGAGGCGTCAGGCGCAACGGCAATCTCTACAGCGTCAGGTGCGGTGGCCGTCTGCGGTGAGGCGACGTACTCCGCAGCGCCTGCGGCCACAATCTCAGCCTCAACGTGCGGGGGCAGGTCAACGCGGTTGCCAATATCGTAGCAGCCGCCGGGGCCTGCCAAAATTTTTGTAAGTTTAATCATTTTTCAACCCTCAGAAACGGTGCCGGGTTGCCCCGGCACCCAAACGGCTGATTAGGCCGTACCGTTAGCTGGTGAGACGCGCAGCTTGGCAGCTGCCACCGTGGCGTCGTTGGTGGTTGGCGATTTGCTAGACGCATACTGGATCGCCACAACGCCATCAATCACAGCATTTGCCGTCGCGCGATTGATGACCGGGCGAATGTACCGTTTAGTCGGTTTGCAAATCTCCAGCACCAAAGAGCGGTTGCCGTCGGCGTCCGCCAATGGGCCAGTGAGCGACCCGGCCAAATCTGCGGCGTCGGACAAATTGGCAGTCGCGCCGTCCTGAGCTTTGAGGCTAGTGACCTGCGTCGCTGTCAAAGCACCAAAAGATGCGACAAAAACCACGCCGTCGAAGCCTTGCATATCGAGCACGGTACCATTGACCGCAGAGGTGCCAGCGGCCTGAGCTGTGATGACTCGCGTGACTTTCACATTTGGGGATAAATTCATTTTTGATCTCCTAAAAAATTGTAATGACGTGGGCGGCGATTTTAATCGCCGCCCGTTTGATGTTAGGCCAATTTCACCCGAGCAAACGCCTCGGCCAATACTGGCATGCCGTCGCTTTCCATGCGGGCGATGTAGCCGACTTGATTGGCCTCGGCATATAGCTCAAACAACGCTTGGATTTGCATGTCGAGCGCGTCTGCAATCCAGTAGTAGCTCAAATCGCCAATGATGCCGACGTACTGGCCAGTCGTGAACGTGTTTGGGACATACTCCGACATAATGATTGGCTGACCAAGCAGCATGTCGGGCTCGCCCTCCATTTTAGATGGCTGCCAGAGATAGCTGCCGTCGTTGTCCTTCAACTTTGCCACCTCGCGCACGCCGTCGCGGTGGAACAGCCATTTGGCATTCGCTAGGTACCCGGATTTAAGCGAGTATTTGGCGTTAATCAGACCGTCCATCGTGACCGCGCTGGTGGTATTGCCAGTCGACACATCACGCGCCGTTGTGATGCCATTTGTCGAGGCGGCGAACAATCCCAACGGCTGGCCTGCGCCGGTGCCCAACATAAACGCCTTTTCTTGGGTGACGGCAAATTTATACGCGAGACGCTCCTGCACAAGCTGCTCGATTGGGATAGCGCTTGAGCGTAGCAATTTTTTGCTAATTTTAATGCGTTTCGCCAGCGGCAGAGGCTTAAATTCGCGCGCTCCGAACTTCATCGCGCCGTCCTCGTTGCCTGTCCCCAATTCCGATGTCCAGTCCGCATCCGCTGGATCGGCGTCCAACGATGGTACGCCGAGGCTGGCCGCGTTGTTGAGCGGCAGGACGGTGGCGTTCTGGCGAACGAATGACTGATCATCAATGGATTTGATGAGCGCGGTCACAAACTGTTTAGGCGAGACAACGTAGCCGCCATCCGTGTCTAAATCGGCCTGTAGGGCGCGTTGATGCGCCTGATTTTCGGCGCGCAGAAACGCACCAAACGCCTCGGCGTACTCTGCGGAGGCGCGTTTGTCAGTAGGCGCGCCGTCGTCTGCTTTGGTCGTCGTTTTGCCGCCGCGCTGCTCGCCTGCTGCGGTCTCACGCTCGGCGTCGAGCAGGCGCTGCTCGTCCCTAATGGCCTGTCCCAGTTTTTCCTGATCGGCCATAAACGCATTAAATCGCGTTTGCTCCTCGCCCGTCATATCGCGTTTTTCTGCCGCGACGGAATCGTTCAAAGCTCGCGCATCGTGCACCGCTTTTAGGCGTTTTTCCTGCAATTCAATAATTTTTTTGCTCATATTAATCTCCGTAAAAAATAAAATTGGCAGGCTGGACACCTGTAAGGCATCCGCGCGCCTGCCGCCGCTCGGATTGCCAAAAACATGTTATAGAGCCTCTGCAATTGCAATCTGCCGCGCCCGCGCCTGCATCGTCACAACGTAGTCGGTTGATGGTGTGAGAGTACGCACAAATGCGTCCAGAGAGCGCATGGCGACATCTGTTTGTGTGTATGCTGGGTACGTCACTACCGAGACGTCATAGAGCCTCACGCGCTTGACGCTGCGCACCCACACGCCATCATCATTTTTTGCCCAATCCTCTCCGTTGGGACGGACGCGGAACGCAAATGACATCTGCGTCACGTCGCCGCGCTCCATCGAGACGATTAAATCACGGGCAAACGCGGTATCCGGCGGCGTGATCTCTACCGCCAGCCCTCGCACGTCCTCGCGCATCGCGAGCGTCCCGGCGCGGTTGCGTCCCAAAACAAAATTAGAGTCGTGATTGATGAGGGCGCGAACGTCATCCGTCTCAATCGCCTCGGCAAACGCGCCGGGGATGATTTGCTCCCGAAACCCGCCTAAATCGCCCGACAACTCATTAAACACGGCGGCATGGCCGCGCATCATTGGCGATTTGCCGTCGTCGCGCCGATGCACCGTGAGCGCCTCGGCGTCAAACATTCGTTTTTCAATTTCTGCCATCGTTTTCTCCTGCCGCGCCCTGTTGGTCGCGTTTATTTTGAGGTGTGTCCCCATTTGTTGCAATCATATTCAGGGGCACATAAAATTTTTGGCCCTCGCCATTAGGTAGCGGGTCGCGATTTTCTGCCGCCCGAATCTCGTCCTGATTCATCGCGCCGATATTAAACTGTTTTGTGTAAAATTCGCCTCGCGCCGCGCTGTCCCCGCGTAGCAGGCCGTCGACTAAAAACTCAAAATAATACTCGCCGCGCTCGGACTCTGTGAGCAAATCGCGGGCCAGCGCCTGCTCCCAGCGAATAAACCATGGCCGCATCGTGTGTACAACAAAATCAATGGCCTGTTGCTCCACATTGTTGTTGGTCGCACGCTCCAACGCGCCGATCATGTGAGGCGGCATCCTATAGATGCGAGCGATGTCAATCACACTAGCGGCGCGTGACTCAAGCAACTGAGCGTCTGAGGCGTTGACACTTAATTCGTGGATTCTAAACCCGTTGTCTAGTACGGGCGTCGACCCACGATTCTCGCCGCCCTGCGCCTCGCGCCATCCGGCCGCGAATTTTCGTTTTGCTTCCTCGCTCTGAAATCCGGCTGGCGGTGCCTCAATCCATAGAGGTGGTTTAGTGTCGTTTTTATAGTACCTCGCCACAAAATCATTAGTGGCAATCGCCGTACCTAGGGCGTCGCGGGTCGCCTCAATTGGTGTCACGGGGCGCACCCCGTCGATCAGCATAAAAGGGACGCGCAGCACCTCCTCCTGCAATAGCGTGAGTGTGTCCCCATTTTTTTGGCGCACCTCATAAGACAACGTGCCGTCGTCGTGTAGGTGTGGTTTGACTCGATCAGGATTGAGCGCGGTGAGTGTGCGTTTGCCGCGTTGTAGCTGTATGCGCGAGTAGGCAGCGCCGCGCAACGCGATGTGCGCCATACACTGCTCGCGCCACTCAAACGACGACTGCCAGTTGTTTGGGCGTGATTGCAAAATCGCATAGAGCGGATGCTCAATCGCTCGCCGTCGCCCTTTGTCGGTGCGCTGATACATTATTAGCGGCAGAGACGCCACCGTCTCTGCGAGCACGCGCACGCACGCCCATACCGCCGTGTGTTGCATGGCCGTCTCAGGCGTGACGTTTGTGCCCGCCGTGGACATATTCCCGCGCCCAAAAATCGCAGCGATAGCGGGGTCTCGCGGGCTATAACCCGCCAAAATCGCGCCGCGCAGAAAAATGTTCGAGAGTATCCCCATGCGCTCAGTTTATACCATAAAAACAGTCCCGTCATTAGGTTTTTTTGCAGGTTTTTGAGCTATTACGCGACCAAGCGCCATGATCGCAGCTACCGCGCCGTCGATTTTGTTTTCTTCACGCTCTTTGCGCGGGTAAATATTAGATTTGGCGTCGACGTGGCACACCACGTTGCTCATCATCCACGTCATCATGGGGTTGCCGTCGTGGGTCAATTTGCCGGCCAATACAAGCGCCTCAAATTGTTTCATTGGCTCGCTCATATTTTGCACTACCTGCCTGTACTCGACCATCGGCGCGCCCTCTGACAGCATGTGGCCTGCCAGATGCGTGGCCTGCCACGGGTCAAACGGTATCTCGCGCACCATCAGCGCGGCCATATCTGCGCGCAGGTCGTCCTCAATGACGTCGTAGTCAGTCACCTCGCCGTCCGTGACCTGTAGATGGCCGCCGCGCCTCCAGCCATCATATTGTGAGTTTCTGCCCTGCTCAACCGCTCGTTCCGGCAAATAAAAAACGGGGATCAAATAATGATGGTCGGCGTCCGCATCATAAAACCACAGCACTTTGGCCGCGACGTCGACTTTGCTCGCCAAATCCAATCCAATAAAGCACGGCAGGTGACTGACGCGCTCAATGTCAAGGGTCGGATCCGCGCATTTATTCCACGCCGCCATATCCATCCACGCGCTGTCCGATGCGATCCAAACATTCAGCCGTTTAGTTAAAAAATTGGCCTGCGCCGACGGCATGGCCAGTGCTTTTCGGCAAGCCGCTTCCATGTCGTCAATTTTGACGCTCACGCCTAGATTTGGATTTGATTTTCGCCAATTTTTGGAATCGCGCCAATCGTCGCCATCGTCGAGTGTGTAAATCACAGCAAACCACGTCTCGTCAACAACAACGCCTGTCAAAATTTTAATGCTGTAGTCGCGCTGCTCGTAGCATATACCCGCGCGGTCGCTGCCAGCCGTGGTGATCATACTAATCAGGGGCTGCGCTCGCGCTCCCGTGGCGGTGTCGATGACATCGTACACCGCTCGCGTTTTGTGGGCGTGTAGCTCGTCTATTGACGCGCCGTGTACGTTTAATCCGTCGAGGGTCGAGCCCTCAGAGTTGAGAGGTTTAAAACTGCTCGCCGTCTCGGCAATCGTAATATCGTGTCTGCCAACATTGACGCCAAAACGCGCCAAAAAATCAGGCTCACGTAGAGCCATGTTGCGCGCCACGTCAAAGACCTCTCTGGCCTGCTCGCCAGTCGTCGCAGCGTTGTACACCTGTGAGCCGGGCTCGTTGTCCGCCGTGAGCAAAAATAGGTCACGCGCTGCAACGCGAGTTGATTTTGCGTTTTTGCGAGCCACCTCCTCATAGGCTCGCCGAAATCGGCGCAGCCCAGTGTCAACATGCAGCCAGCCAAAAATTTGAATCTCGGCAAAAATCTGCCACGGCTCCAATTTGATTTTTGCGTATTGCAGGCGGCCATCAATAAATTTAGGCCGCGCCCACTCGCCCTTGATGTGGGGGAGTAGCTCGACAAATCGGCATTCGCGCGCGCCCGCTGTCGCGTCAAATCGGTACGGAAAATCAGGCGTGTTTTGACGGTCTAAATCGCTTAAAAACCGCTTGCAGGCCAGCCGCTCGTATAGGCCAGCCACAATGTGGCCATCGGTCACGGCGTGAGCGTATTCTAGCGCCTGATCAAAATACGTTTTTTTTTTAGTTTTTTTTGACATTTGTGTTAGTCAAAATCCGCAAACCCGGCGTCCGCCTCGGGCTGACCTGCTCCCGCCACCGATTGCAGATTGGCGCGGACTGGCGCGGCAATCGAGACGCGACTACGAGCGTCTGGACGCAGGCCAAAACACTCCAGTTGTTTGTGCAGGTGCTCCTGCTCGCGTTTGAGCACCTGATAGTAGGCCGACTGCACGGTCAGACCGTTGGGGGTGATGTCAAAATAGATTGCCACCGGGTCGCCAATCTCCGCCGATTTTTCCACAAAAAACTTTTCCAAAATCTCCACCCGCGCCACCGTCTGGCAGAGTGCAGCGAGTGCATCGCGGTCTAATCGCGTGAGCACGCCGTACTGACATAGCTCGTTGGCGAGCCGGTCCCACGCGACTCGCGCCAGCGGGTGTAGCCAATCCGGCGCGTCCGGCGCACCAGCGTCAGGGCGCAGCGTTCCGGCCGGGTCAATCGGTCGGCGGCTGCGGTTGCCCTCAAGGATTTTGAGAGCGATTGGTTTAGGTTTTGGCCCTCTAATTGCCATGATTTTTTTTCCATTCGTAAAAAAGTGTCGCGCAATGTTAACAGATTTTTTACCCCGAGGGGTCAAAATTTGCGCGTGCAGATTTTGGGT